CCCCACAGGATGTCGAATCGGCTGATGAATCGGTTGTTGGTGATGTCGTAGCCGCGCACAAAGCGCAGGGACACGCCGCCCTCGTCGGCCAGCGAAGCCTGATATGCCATGTCCATGCCGCCAGGCAGTTCCTGCTTGGGCGAAACGAACGTGAAGGCGTCTTTGTGCCAAACGATGTTCTGCGTGTAGGCAGTGTTCGCCGTGCCCGTCACGACAGTGATTGCAGCGTTGTCGGCTGGGCGAGCGGTCACGTTCTGGTACGCGCCGCCAGCGATGATCGCGGGCGAGATGACGACCGTAGCGTTGCCGCCAGCGTCGGAGCTGGTGTTGGCGGTCACGAGGAACTGCTGCAAAACGCCCGTGCTTTGCTTCGTCTCGGGGTTGACCGAGAACACGCCCGCGATGGTGAACACATCGCCTTGGTTCAGGCGCAGCGCAGCGGCGGCAGTCCAGCCGTCAGTGACCAGCGAGGTCGTTGCGGCATACGGGTTGTCCGTCGCGCCAGAGTTGGTGAGGCCCTGGTTGGGGCCGTTCACCAGCGGAGTGCCGCCCAGCGGGCCAACGGTGTGCGTCGGCACGTTCTGCGACATGGCAATGTCCAGACCCGCGCCCGTCTTGATGATGCCGGTCTTGTACTGCTCGCCCAGCACCGATTGGTTGTTGAAAAGACCCGAGATGCCGGCCACGATGGAGGCGTTGGCGCCCGGCTCGATGGCTGCCATACGCATGCCGTCGCGCGGCACGCTCATGCGGTCCAGCGGGACGCCCGCTTGCAGCAGGTCGGCGAACGTGGCCGGGGGAGTGCCCGGAGTGCCGACGACCTGATGAAATCCGTTCTTCATCTTCAGGGCGATGCGGTAATCCAGCAGCGCGGCCAGCTTCAGGCCGGCTGGCTTCAGATAGCGCTCCTTGAAGTCGGGCGAAACTTTGCCGTTGCTGCCCACGGAGGTAGCCAGCTCGGTCGCGCCCACAGCGAAGTCCAGACCCAGCAGCGGCTCCAGCGTGATATCGACGCTGCGCTCGGTGATGTCCTGCACGCTGGCGGTTTCGCCGTCGCGATGCGTGAACTGCACAGGGGCGCGAGCCTTCAGCGTGGAGCCGGTCTTGTGCTCGCCGTTCCATGTCTCCTTGTAGTCGGTGTTCACGTTGCCCAGGAAGGCGGACGAGTTGTGAGCGATGCGCAGGACTTCGTTGGTGACGACCTGCGAGGTAACGAGTGCGTTTGCCATGATGGCTATTCCTTAGCGGCGCCGGTCCTGCTCGTTGGCCCACTTGATGTAGGCCTTGGTGTCCGAGGGGTCCGGCATGGTGTTGATTGCGCCGCCGCCCTTGCTGGGCTCGACGGGCTCGGGGGCTTTGCTGCGCTGCGGCTTGGCTGCGGCCTTGGCTTGCTCCAGCTTGATTTCCAGCTTGGCAATTGCACGGCCGGCGCGCACGGAATCCATGCGGCCAATAGCCTCCGCTTCGTCAGCGTGTTCGGGGTCGGCGAGGTACTCGATGACCGCTTTCGGGTCGTCGGCGGAGAAGATCGCTTCGGTTGCCGGTGTCGGCTTGCCGTTGCGCTGGAGTCCGCCCAAGTTCTCGTCCAAGTCCTCGGCCAGTGCGTCGAAACGCTCTTGCCCGAGGTCTTTGGCCAGCGACTCGATGACCTTCGTCCGGTGCTCAATCTCGGCCTGCTGCTGCTTCAGGGTCGGTGCGAGCTTTTCAGCCTCGCTCTTGACCATCTGTGCCAGCTCAGCGCGAGAGAGCGTGAGAGGTGAATCGTCGTCGTCGGGTTGATTTGTAGCACGCGATTCAATTGCGCGCAACCTTTCGTTCTCAGCACGAAGCTGCGCGGCTTCTGCCCGCGCCTCCGCTTCGCGTCTGGTTCGGCGGTCAATGGCTTTGCGCAGCCGGTCGCGCTCGCGCTCGGCATCGGTCTTCTCGGGCTTGGGCTTCTTCTCGCCCTCGCCTTCATCGTGGCTTTCCGTGTCGCCAGATTTGTCCGCGGAACCTTCGTTAGCGGTCTGCGTGGCAAGCTGGTCAGCGTCGGATTGCTGGCCGCTTGCCGGTGCCTCTTGGGCCGGTGGCAGTGCGGTTTCGGTGGTCATTCAGTGGGCTCCTAGGTGTGTCGGCAGGGGCTTGTTTTCGCGGAGGGGATGGGATCAAGCTGCCAGCAGCACCGGCAGGGGGTGGGAAAGTCAGGTCGGCGCAACGTTGCGGAAGATCGAACGCAGCGCCGGCACATGCGCCAGGCCGATCCTTACGGCGCCCTCCGGGGTCGGATGCGGGTTCGGCTGCGTCTGCAGCATGCTGACCACATCGGTTCCAAAGTGGCGATACGCCGACTTGATGTAGTAGTAGTGCGCGCTGGCGCGGGGCGTTGTGCCAGGGATGCCGCGCACCAAGCTGGCGCCGTTGAGCGCAACGGTCAGCAACGAGTTGGCGTAGTCCTCATCCGCACCCAGCCCGCTGCCAGACAAGACCGTTTCGTAGCTGTCGTAGTTAGCTTGCGTGCTGGACGGGTTGAACAGGCACGAGGTGTGGATCGTCTTTACGCCATCGGCCAGCATGTAGCTGTTCGTGAGCTGGTGCGACAGGCGCACCAGCGTTTGGCTTGAGCCCGCATCCGACTGCACCGTACCGACAACCAGGCAGTACCGGTTGGCCGCAGGCACCGGCTGGCCGACGATGGCGTTTCGGGCGCGAAGCTGGAAGCCGTAGGGGTCCCAGTACAGGTCTGCCGTCCGGGCCACACGCACACCGGACGCATCAGCAGCCGGCGATGCGATCGCAACGCAGGTCCAGACGATGCCGCCACCAGTCGAGCCCGCGCCGTTGTCCGTCACCGTGTCGTTCACGGCGGCCGAACCGCTGAACGTGGGCTTGGCCGTTGCGCTGGTGCGATCTGTGTTCTTCACGATGCTGGTGACATTGCGCCGCCACGGCGCACCGGCAACCGTCACCGGGGTGTCCGAGTTCAGAAACGCCAGATGCGTGCAGCCGGTGGTGGCCTCCCACACGCGGCCAGATTCGAGGATGAATTCGCCCTTGTGGCCCGGATCGCCAGTGCCCAGCGTGGTGCGCCGGCCACGATAGGCGCGATTCGCACGCCAGCCGCCCGACACGCCGTTGCTGATGTCGATGACGCCGCAAACGTCATAGATCAGGCTGATGCCGCCCAGCGCGGTGTTCGTCATGAACACCTTGATGCCCTCGATGCCCAGTTGCTGGATCGCCGGCACCAGGTAGCTGCCGCTGGCGCCCGGCGCGAGTGGGTCAGGCTCGTAGTAGTTCTGCGTCGGTGCCGAGAAGTGCGCCTTTTGCGGGTTGCCCTCGGCATCCGGTGCCAGGGTCGCGCCGAAGGGCAGAGACTGGCCGAGGATGCCCATTGCAACGGCAATGGTTTTCCCATCCGCTGACACCAGGGCTTGGACCGGCGATGCGAAGGCCGGCGCCGTGTAGCTCGGAGCGCCGCCAATCGCGACGAAGGTAACAACGGTGTTGTCCAGCAAAGGCCCAATGTCCTCGCCACCGCTGGCGGTGTTGCGCACGGTGCGCTGACCGCTGGTGCCAGCGGGGCCAACCCAGCTCACCAGCATGCAATCGTCCGCACCGGTGCAGATGACGTTTACCGACTCATTCGGGCTCGTGGTCGTGTAGGTCGCCATTTGAGGCGCGGCAAGCGTAGGCATTACATGGACTCCTCGCCCATCTCGGGCATGGGTACGGGTTGTTCGGGCATCTCTTGGCCCAGGTCGCCAGGAAGCGGCTGCATCTCGTAGGACTCGGGCATTTCCTCGGACTTGCCCTCGGCCATCTCGTGCGGCATGGAGTCGTCGGGGCCTGGGCCTTCGGCTGCGCCTTCATCTCCAAGCGGCGCCGGGCTGCTGAGCATTTGGTTGATGAGGTCGGAAACAACGGCCTCGATCTGCTCGACATTGGCGCCTGTGACCTTGAGCCTGTTTGTCTCGGCCTCGTAGCGTTTGATTTCCATCTCGGCCTCTTTGGCCTCGGCCTTGGCCTGCGCCTCGTCCGCGTCCTGCTGGGCCTCCTGCGCGATCTGCGTAGCCTCTTGGAGCGCGGCTTGTAGCTGCTCGACCTTCGCCATGCGGTCGGCCGTGGTCGGCTGCTTGTCGGCGCCGGGGTTGAGAACGGCTTGCACCGCAGGCGGCGCCATCGCTGTGAGCACCTGGGCCAGCTTGTCGCTGTTCGGAAAGTCCAGCGTCTGCGCCCACAGCGGGCCAACGACCGGCATCATTTCCGGGTTGGCGCGGATCATTTCCGTGAGCGCCTGGCTTGTCTCCTGGCGCTGGGTCGCGTAGCTGGCGCCGACGACGACACGAACGTCGTACTTGCCCACGTTCGGATTGACGACCAGGCCCTGCGGCGTCTCTTGGACGGCGGCGGCCTGCTGCGGGTCCATCGTCACGCTGCCCGGCGTCATGTCGATACCGAGGATTCGCACCTGCCGTTTCGTGTCGATCAGGCGCGGCAGCATCTCGAGGCAGAGCTTCCCGACTTGCCCGATAGACGCGGCCAGATGGCTCGGGAAATGGGCTGTGCTGGCCTCACCTTGCTGCTTCTGCGCGTCGTAGGCAACGCCACTGGTTGCGTTGCTCTGCCGGCCGATGTTGGCCGCATACATGCCCACGGCGGCCTGAATGTCCTCGCGGGCCTGCAATGAGCCGGCGATGTGGTTCTGAAGGTTGATGGCCGGCTGAATGCGCGTGGGCGCCGCGATGGGCTGGCCCTGGTCGTCGCGATCCTGATACGGCAGGAAGGCCCGCGAATCCACGCTGGCCCGGTCCCACATCTTCTTAATGTTCTCGTCGCCACCCAGGGCGGAAAGCGGCATCAGATAGGGAGACTTCGCGGCCTGCCCCATCAGCACGCGCATCTCGCTCATGTGGTAGTTGTAGGCTTGCTGGGCGGAGCGGGCGCGGCGCGGAATGCCGCAATACCGCATGCGCCCGTCGCTGAACCCGACATAGCCGTAGACCGGCACGATGCCGATAGCGCTGGCCGGGTATTCGACACGCTTGCTCAGCTCGGCCGCGCCCGACAGCTTGCGCCAGTAGACGCAGCGCTTCTTGTCGGTGTAGTTGCCGATTGCCTGGAGGTTGCGGCCCTTCTGCCGCTCGGTCCAATAATCGTCCTCGGTCAGCGACAACTCATCGCCGCCCGCGTCCATGTCGGCACAGATGACGATGTTTTTCCTAACGTCCTCAGCGCACCATTCCTCGGCAACAAGG